AAACGGTGTATTGGTATCCTGAAATGGAGGAGACTCTGTGGATGGATGGGGTGGAAGAAGGCAATCTGGGAGTGGTGACCCAGGCCTGGCTTTCACTTCGGGCGTGCCCGCTAGTTGCGTGGGGCACAGGGATATCGGAGGGCGTGAAGCAATATTTCCGCTCGGGGATATCGGAGCACGTGAGTGCTGGTAGAGGCCATGCTGTCGCTGGAATGAGGCATATTTCAACGGCGGTTTGGAGCGGGGCTGTTGCGGCACAGATGAGGGTGTCGCGGTGGGGTGCAGAGGTTTTCACCACACCTGATCAACATCAGTACTTGTTGATCAACAGCCACGGGGTTCCCGGCGTGTTGCCATTTGGTGAGAAACATTGGTCGCCAATTGAAGAAGTGGTAGCAAATGTGTTCCGCCGGGAGCTTGGGATTTTGTACAGTAGTGTGACATATAGGTTTAATGTATATAAAGCAGCGATTGTAAATAATCTGGCGATTGTCAAGTCGTCTGCCGCAGCTGGAGCGCGTTTCGTGTTCCGCCGTGGAGTGATGACTATGTGCGCCATTGGAGCTGCTGCTGTAGTTTATGTAGTATTTAAAGCGTATATGCGAGGCAACACCATGAGGGAGGTGTGGGAGTATGTGGCGAGAACTGATTTGGACATCGTTCCAGACGAGGAAACGGGAGATGGGGGTGAAAACCGCGTAGTGATCAACAACGGTGGAGTTGCTGTGCGGGTGCCAAACCAACTCGTCCGTGACCCCGAACGGATCACAGACCAGGTCGCCTTGGGGCTGCTGGAAGGAGCTTATGACGAGGTTGGGACCACTCACTTCGCTGAGGATGGACACAACCAACTCTTCTTTCCATACCAGCAGCCTGTCCGCATCGGATGGAGGGAACAACTCTTGAACTTCATGGAGCGGATCAAGATGCCAGCACTATTTGTAAATAAGTTTAGGGCGAAGATTGCGGCTGCTAAGACAGTTAGGCGTGCAGGGTTGAGGCTGTTACATTATCGTGAGCAGATCTTCCTTGTACGCGCTGTTGTCCACAGCCGGTTGGGGAGGGAGTCGTTGGCCGTCGAGAATGACGCGACGAGACTGATTGTCTCCCGGACAGTTAATGAGGTTATGACAAGTCTAAAATTAAATTTAAACGTCTCTGACATGATCCGCGAGGCGTGCATCAACGCGTGCTTCATTGATACTATGTACGATGCGGCAGGGAAAGAGCTCCGGCTTGGCCCCCCGCGTCGACCGGTTTGATGGGGCCCCGTCGTATTAGAAGGCATGGATACATCTGTCAATCATGTGGGATCTGAATTGGCAGATGTTGTGGGTATCCAGCTGAGGTACGGTGTGGGTGGTGCTAAGAAAATTAAGCGTAGGTATATCGCCTTGAGTGGGCGGATACCACAGGAAATCCGATACGTTGTACATAACAATACACTCATTAATATATATCGAGCTTTAATCGAACGGGTATTTTTTGTAGAGGTAAAAGTGGGGGGGGTTAAAACATTGGTGGGTCCACCCGTGACGTCGAGGGGTCATTTTTACGGACAGATGGCTGACTTTAGTAGGAAGGTTAAGGACAATTTGGAGTATGCGAGACGGATGAGTCTGACGGAGTTTGTCATGACGTCCCCGCCGCATAAGAAGAAAGTCTACCAGAATGCTATGGACAATTATCTGCGCCGTGGTTTGGCCCCCTCGAAGTCGGAGGTCACGTCATTTATTAAGGCTGAGAAAGTGCGGATAACGGCTGAAAAGCCGGATCCAGCACCTCGGATCATTCAACCGCGCAGCGCGGAGTTCAACTTAGTAGTGGGTTGTTTCATAAGGCCTATCGAGAAACTTGTTTACAAAGCTATCGATAAGACGTATGGACGTCCCACTGTCTGTTGTGGGCAAAACGCTGAGCAAATGGCTGCAATGTTGAGAGATGCCTGGGATGAGATAGCGGTTGTGAGTGGCGAGCCAATCGCCTTGTCCCTTGACCTTTCAAGGATGGACCAACACGTTTCTTCGGTCGCTCTACGGTGGGAACACACCTTTTACCGACATGCTTACCAACACGATACCATGAAGGACACACTCGATTGGTGTCTGAGTAAGACAGTAAGCAATGTAGGGAGAGTGTACACCTATGATCAGGACGGCCGACCTGCAAAAGTTAAATACACCAAGAATGGTAGCAGGATGAGTGGTGACATGAACACCTCTCTTGGAAACAAATTAATTATGTGTGGATTACTATATTCATATTTTGTAAATGTATGTGGCTTTGTGCCTCGCAAGGACTTCAACGTCGTTGATAATGGCGACGACTGTGTTGTCATCATGTCCAAACAGGCATATGCCACTTATAATAAAAACATTAACGAAACCGAGGTTATTAGACAGTTGGCAATACAAGACCCAGAGAACTGGCAGCGTGTATATATGGTATATGCCCAAGAGTGGGTGTGGGATGAGCAGAGAGGCAATGTTCCGCGGGTTGAACCGCGAAAGCACATGCCTATCGACGAATGGTTCCGCACCATGGGATTCACGCTAAAGGTTGAAGGGATCGTAACAAAATTTAACCATATTGAGTTCTGCCAGACACAACCCTGTTTCATCGATGGTCGGTGGATAATGGTAAGGGGCTTGAAAGCGCTCGCTAAAGACGCCTACTGCCTCAAACCATTGCAAGTCCTCAAGAAGTGGATGTCACAGGTGAAGGGTGGCGGGCTAGCGACGTATGGGAGTGTGCCAATCTATAGTGCTTATTATAAATCTATGCCAGGAGTCGGGTCGAAGAAACGGGAGATGTTGTTTGGGACAGGTATGTATTATCTTTCTGATGGAATGTGTAGCAAGCAGGAAGTCAGTACCCAGAATCGGGTTGAATTCTGGGAAACCTTTGGTGTCACACCGCGGGAGCAGGAGGTAATTGAGAATATATATCTGTCTATGGAGTACCACGAACAGCAAAGCCTACTCGACCATGCACCCTTATATCTACCGCTCCCGGTAATATAAATTGGTTAATTATCAAATAAGTAATTTAAGGTGAGTTAGACTATTACAATGCCACCAATAAGGAAAAATAAAAATAAAAATAATATGCCCAATGAGGCCGGGAAGAAGTTGAACGCCCTTTCCAACAAACTTGATGTGGTGATGAGCCGTATCCCCAAAGGATCGTTCGCCAAAGCAGGCATGTCTGCTGGCGGGCTATTTGGACCTCTTGGGGCGAAAGCTGGGGCTGTCATGGGTGCTGGAATATCGAAAATAACGGGGTATGGTGATTATGTGGTTCAAGAGAACAGCATGACGCGGAATTCATTTTCCTCGTCGGATGTGCCATCGTTCGGAGTTGGAAACAACGAAGTCCGTGTAACACATCGGGAGTTCGTACAATCCCTTGCTGTTCCTGTAGATTCAACACAGTACAACAACATAACCTTTGACATCAACCCCGGTAACTCGGCGCTTTTCCCCTGGCTCAGCAAGATTGCTCGCAATTACCAACAGTATCGTATTAATGGTATGGTCATCACTTACAAGTCGATGACTAGCGAGTATTCAAGTGCTGGATCGTTGGGTACCGTCGGCATTGCAACTAACTATAATGTTAATGATGTACCATATCCCAATTTGGTGGCCTTTGAAAACAGCCAGTTCGCTGTGGTTAACAAACCAAGTTTGAGTATTATTCATGCTATTGAGTGTAAGGAGTTCGCCAAGAACGGGCTGCAGCTATATGTTAGTGACCCAGGCAACCAAGACGCAGTGACGAGTGATGCGAGGTTTTACAACTTTGCCAAACTTCAGGTAATGACAGACGGTCTACCGCAAGCATCAGGTACGACTATCGGCCAGTTGTGGGTGTCGTATGACATCACGCTTCTTAAACCGATTATGTCGTCCGAAAGCGTTGCTCCAGAACCTGTAATTCCTGAAAGGACAATTCTCGAGTCACAGCGGATGACGACTGCACTGCAAAACACAACCCTTGGTGGAGTGTTCAGTGACACGTTGGAGTTCGAAGGTGTCACGCCAGTGGTCAATTCGAGGTATTACCCGTTTAAAACGAAGGACAGGACGATTGTGGCCGGCCGCGGGTTGGACACTTTTTCGCCTAGTCTTGGCTCCAAAACTGCAAACACTTTACTCACGACTTGGCAAAGTCAGGATGGTGTGTATTCCGGCTTGCGGATTTTACGCGATGGCGTTTATCACTTTAGTTTCATACTCAGAGGTTTGAGTAATGTCCCAGTAGGTGGAGTTAATTCTGTCCAGCTATGTAACGGATATCAGTACATGGGCGTCGGTACTGACTATAGTGATTTGATTGCCACAAAGGTGTATGATGGTGCAATGATTTATGATGTAACTAAATCCACTTTCACTGTCGACCACGTGGCCCACCCAGGCACACCTGCTGGGTCTATCAGTAGGTGGTACAACATGGGTTCCGGTTTCATTACAATGCGTGTGACCGGGACTGACGGTGTGGGCTATGTTGACATAGAACTGCCAAACATTGGAACTTCTGGTGCAAACCTGGTCGCCAGTGTGGCGGAACGGGTCTTATTGACCTGGACAAGATACGACAATAAATAGTCGATTCCTCCTCGGGCTAGCCACCCTGTCGGAACAAATAAACTCGGAAGAAGGCTTGCATCTTTTTGCACGACGTGTAAATTATTATTGTTAATATTGTACCTCTATATGTAAATGTATATTTATTTTGTTTAAGTAATTTAGTAAATATGTATTTAATATACGTATCGGTGTGGACGGTGGCCAACCCGGTCTGTAATGGCCGATGCAGTAGGCGCCTGCAGTCAACGTTCACAATACCCTAATGGTTAGCCTTTGACCGTCGTTGTCGACGTGTAGGTCAGTTGTATATTATTTTGCTGTAATCTGAGGTTTTGATGGAGTAGTGTACTATGACGAGTGGACTAGACATGAGGTCTGAATGTTTTGGGAGGCTTGGGTATTAACCAAGTGCTACAAGGGCTACTGAGCGTACGGCTTGCCCGACCATTACTGTGGACCGAATTGCCTAACCACTCCGAGCACAATTCACCAGCTACAAAGCCATGCCTTAGCCGCAACAAAT